GAAACCTTCTAGTGCTTCATAAGCTGGTACAAATATGCTATACAAACCACTCTTTGTCCTGCCGTTTTCATTCCTTTCATCAGGACTACTGTTCCTTACTAGTGCCCTAAATTGCCTACCCCCTTTATCTAAAGGATTAACGGTGCTTCCAACAATAGCTTTGCCTACAATTCTTCGCCCTACAAGTAGGCAGGTTCTATGTATTCTCCAGGACTCCCTTATGTCAGTGGGTCTTTCCCATTTACCAGCCTCGTCCATATACAAAAGATGTAGTTTCTCTCCGTCATAGGCGTTGTTAGTGGTGCTCTTCCAGTTTACTACCGTATTTAATGCCTCACCTTTTACAGATGTTTTTACTTTTTTGGTGATTCTTTTAGACGGTTCTCTAAAGGCTAACTCCATTCTAGGATTTGTAGTACCATCTTGAATAGGTTTAAAAAAGAAAGGGTAGGATTTATATATAGGTATGACCTTCTTCATAAATATATTCTCTTGAGCGTCAGCTCCTGTCTTAGACATTATGCCCAATAGCTTATCCTTTACTTGAGACCCTTCATTAACCAGGAGAGCTGATGACATTTGAGTGTATCCGGATCTACGACACTTAACATATACCTGGCCCAAGCATCGGTTGTCTGATATACAGGCTTCTAAGTGCAGGAATAGATCACGTTGAAAGGATAGGAAGCTTGGGTAACCCACGTCAATCTTAGACCATTGGAGGAAAAAGTAGTGGTTCCCTGTGATGTAAGTTGGCTCTCCATTATTGTAAAACCATACTCCTTTTCTTCGTCTTTCATATTCTTGTTTTATGTAGTTATGATATTGATCCCTAAAAACGTCTGGCATATCTAGCCATTCGTCCATTGATTTTATTTTTCTCAACTCTTCAGGCAGGGGTTGCCTTTCCCATCTCTGGTCTTTTTTATTTTTGTCGTAGAATAGTATATTTTTCTTACTGGGTTTAATGGGAAGTTGAATACCTAAAGAAGCTATATTTATGATATCACCTAATGAATTATCAGGGCATATATTAACTATAGTTTCTTCTTCTATTATTTTTATTCCACTCATCGTTCCAATATATTAGATCATCACTTTGAGAATTGTTCTGCGAATCCACCTGAATAATCTTGAGCATCTTTTAGTTCTCCTTTTTCGTCTAATGTTTTTACTAACTGCTGTAGCTTTTCTCTCTCTATGATTAACTCCTTAGCGTCTACAGCTGTTTGCTTTATAGACTGAAGCTCAGCTTTTCTTTGAGAGCCGGACAGTTCCTGATCAACAGGCTTCTGAATCTCTTGTATCATATTCTCAATAGCTATTTGCATAGACACCATAAGTCTTCTAGCGGTTGCTACATTGTCATACTTGTTCTGGGATTTTCGCATATATGTTTTGTAAATATACTCTATATAATTTCTGTCCGTCTATCTCCATAGAGTAATCTCCGTTTTTTATAAAGAAAACTTTGTCCCCCTTTTTTAATCCTAGCTCTTTTGTTTTATCACTCTCAAACTCCAGATAACCATACTGGTTAGGTGGCTTCTCTTGAGGTAATAGTTCAAGCAATTTAGAGGTTAAAAGATCTTCTTGTTCAGCAGGCTTTAAGAATATATATTCTCCTAATAATTTTATCTCTCCTGTCTTTTTACTCTTATATGCGTATGCTTGATTCCATAAAGGATCAAACTGATAAGAGAAGTTTACATAATATATATCTGAATCTGAATAAATAAATTGACCTCTTCGGTGTTGCTCTTCTAGCTTTGTATCTCCTGATATAAAATGATTACCGCCTAAAACTACGTGATGATGAAAGTAAAGTGTGTCACCTACTTCTACACCAGTATCGTACAATAAAGGGATGCCAATAACTTCCCCTTCATAAGCTCTGTGATCAAACTCTGTAAACTTAGAATCTATAAATAAATCCTTGCCCCCTACCTTAATAACATCATTGACTGCCTTAGGTATTCTTACAATAAATTTTCTAATTGGTTTCATTTAAATTCGCAATCGTGTTCGATTAAACAAGGCATATTGTCTATAGTTTTCCATAGCATTATACCATCATTAGGATGGGATAGATATACTAAATATCTTTTAACCCCGTGTTGAGATAAGGCTCTTTCATCTAATATTATTGAATCTACTTTAGCATCTCCAGCTCTTTGCCCTACAAAATAAGCCATAGCGTCTTTGGGATTTGTACCCACAATTATCTTTCTAATTAATTCCACTTTAATTTTATTAGTTGACTGACTTAACCCATCCACACTTTTCCGCAAAGCCTGGATCAATCTTAGCAATCTTGTTTAATAATTCCATTTCTTCAACCTTAGCTTTTTCTTTAGCCTCGACTGTGTGATCTATATACATATATAATTTAGCCGCGGCCTCTAAGTATATGTCAATGTTTCGCCTGCATTTAGCGCACCTTGCGTATCGTGATGTTTCCATTTTATTAAAGATTTAACCAATAGTCAATTGAGTTCGTTGGGTGTTGAGGCTGAAGATAACTTTTAGCGACTGCCTCTAGCATCATCTTCATCTCGTCTGAATTTTCCGCAGAGTAGCCAGAGAAATATTCATATATATCTGACTCTTCTGTCTTTAATTCGCTTACACTAACACCAAAACAGTATATACCCATACAGTGCTCAGAGACATTTGAGTCCTCTATAAGGCTCATAAGCTCATCAATCTTTGATTGTATTTTAGATATAAGTTCTGATCGGTCTTCGTAATCCATATTACGAATATACAACTTATGCTACAGGAACTCCAACATTTGTAACCTTGAAATAGCCACCGTTAATTGTAGCGTTACCTGTAGAAGATGCCACAGTAAGTGTTAATATTCTATCTACTGAACTAGTAGGTCCATAGAACCCTCTAACTATAAGTTGTTTTTCTCCTACAATATTACCTACTGTAGATGTTGATTTTGATTCAGCAATAGTTGTTCCTGCAATTCTAATCTGTGCGTAAAAATTTGTATTAGCATCACTCTCGTCAAACTCTATAACCGCCTCAAACTCAAAACAATTAACATCACAGGTTCTAAGTAATATTTGATTAGATACACTTCCTGTTGCTTGTATAGTAAAGTCAGTATTTACAGAAGTCCCAAAAAGTCTTGTGTCACCCGTGGCGGCCGTTTCGTTTCTAGTTTCTGATGCCGCTGTATACTCTACTAATGTTGTCGCTGCTGTAGGTGTGCTACTTACTGGAACTGATTGAGAGGCTGCCATTCTTAATAATAGTGTAGACTGACCAGTTCCTGCTGAACCTCCGCCCCCTAAATTATTTCCTATAAACGTAGAAAGATTTGAAGCGTCTACATATAAGTAAGCACTCGCTGTCTCATCCCATACTAAGAATTTATCTGCCGTAGCTAAAGTGCTAGAAGTTAGCGGGTTAAGGGTTCCTGCATCTACAACACTTACATTAGTAGTTCCTGCTACTGTTGCTGTAGCTAACGGAGACGATGCATTAATAGCACTTCCTCCAATTGCTGCGGTAGATAGATTTCTAAGAACCACTTCTCCATTAGAGTCCATCATTAATGCACTAACATCAGTATTAGATGTAGCTGTGGTTGTAGGGATCTTTAGCTTACCTGTAGTTTCAAGGGTGTCAGTAGAAAGTTTTAAGGCGGTGTCATTCCCGGCTCCGTCCTCAACTACTTGCTCTGTCGCAGAAGCTTGTGCGGACTCTAACTTTAAAAGAAGATCGAATTTATCTTTTATTTTTTGACCAGAAAGACTTGCCATATTATTACTTTTACAGCAAAGATAGCAATATGCCCAAAAGTAGAGTTAGCCGAAAGAAATTATTTAGAGACTTTTCTAAACTAGATAAGAGATATGTTAAAAGAAACTATCTTAAAAATATATATAAAGTATATAAGGACCTTTCCTTGAATCACAATATTAGTAAGTCAGAGATAGAGTTGTTGTTATTCATATACGACCTTGAGTTTTTCACATTAGACTATCTATCTCAGGCTATGGGTAAAAGTCTTAGACAACTCACTAAGTCAGACAAGGGTGTGTATCCTCTTATTAGTGAGGGCTATATATATAAACACTTTGATAAACTTACACCATCACAAACTATGGAGGATCATATATTTAGAGAAGAGACTAAGTTTAATTATCGGGTCCGTTATGCCCTTTCTCAGAAAGGAAGACTACTAGTGCAAAGAGTATATAGAAAGTTAGAAGGCGAGGATCCAATTATTATTTCTTAGTTCTATACTTTCTTACTTTCTTTTTTATTGCGTCAGGCTGTGGTACAAATTGATTTCCTTTAGCATTGCCTTTTGCTTTAGCTCTATTGGTTGATACTTTCTCTGAAGGTGATAAAGCCTTCCAGGCTGCGTCTGGTAAATATCTTTTCTTACCCTTTGACTTAGTGCCGTCAGAAGTTCTCCAGTTTTGACTGGTCCAATCTTTTAATGATTTTTGTGATTTACGTAGTGCCATTAGTTTTTATATCCTCCCCCCGCTGCTTTATATGCTTTAGCTAACATCTGTGCTTTGCGAGCCGACCACTGTCCTGGGTTACCTCCTTTAGATCCAGACTTAATCCTTGAGAATATTCTTTTTCTCATACCTGGCTGTGTGTAGTTCCCCGCTTGGTTTACTTTAGAAGGCTTTTTTTTTTAACAGAACCTCCAACTCTGTACTTCTTTCCTTCTGGCATAGACTTATCGTGGGTAACAACCCTAAAGGGAGCGGAAGGACTTGCCCCTTCGTGGGGCTTATAGTCTCCTTCCATTAAGAAGTGCCTACCTTTCTCGGTCATCCAGTGATAACCCTTAGGTGCATCTACCTTTTTACTGTCTTTAGTTTTTTTAATTTTCATTTTGATCGGTATTTCTTTCGGCCTGCGGCAGCCTTCTTGGCCATACCTGCCTTGCCATACTTCTTTGCTCCTATAGAATAAGCGATCTTCTTTGCTGACTCCTCAGACTTACCTTCTTTTTGAGC